TGATATAGATTTATTAATTGACGATTGTATTAAAAGAATAAGACCACAAAGTAAAGAATATTATAAAAAAGAATTAAGAATTGATTTAATAAAAAATAAAAAATCAATGATTGATGTACACGCAGGAATGGGAATAAGTTATATAATTAATTTAAAATAAAATAAAATGAAAAGAACAATAAAATACATCTATTACAGAGAGGTTCAAGGATCTTCTGATAGGTCTTTTAAAACAATTCAAGAAGTACACAAGTACGCTAAAATGATGAATATTGAAAACTATGAAGTTAAAGAAGTAATCGAGATAACAAGATAAAAAGATGCTAACAGTAAAAAACAAAGCCGAAAAATTAGTGCTATCAATGCACGGAATAAAAAATGATCCTGATTATTATATGTCAATTGACAACGCTAAAAAATGCGCATTAGTTGCAATAGATGAGATACTCGGAATGGTAGACGAAGAAAGCCTTTATTTTGATTATTGGTCGGAAGTAAAAGAAGCAATAGAAAAAATGTAATTATGACACTAAAAGAAATTAAAGACTTATTTAAAGTCGATTTAACAATTAAGAATAGAAAACCGCATTTTGTATATTTACGAGGTATTTATATGGACCAGGAAATTGAAAACGGTAGGAATAATTTAAACATTTGTAAGGAATTAAAATGCAACCACGCTACAGGATTTCACTACTTCCAACGTAAAGATTTTTATAAAAACATCAAAGAGTATAACGAGGTTAAAATAGCATTTGATAATAAAGATGCTGATTTATTTAAAGATATTGATTTTAGATTAAATAACGTTAAGTACATTCACTATCGAGAAATGGAACGTAAAAAGCCAAAGGCAATTAAAAAAGAAGAAATGCCTGAAGTAAGATGGCATTATTTAAAGATTATCCAAGCCTTAAGAAAAGATAATAGGCACAAGTTATGGGATAAACCGATGAAGGAATTTACAATTAATGATTATAAAATTTTAGAAGAATTGGAAAATGGCAAATAAAAGAAATATTAAACCGTTAACGCAAAGGTTATCGATTTATGAGCAGGAATATAAATTGAAAGAACAAGCAAAAGAAATACTAAAAAAAATAAAAGAAGATGCCAGATATAACACTTTGTCAAGGAACTAATTGCAATATAAAAGATAATTGTTATAGATTTAAAGCCGAACCGAGTAAATTTAGGCAATCTTGGTTTTGTAATAGTCCTAATTTAGACGAAAATAATTGTGATTATTACTGGGAAGTAACCAAACCAATACATAAGTTTAATAATGGTAAAGGTGCGACCTTATGCAATAAATGCAGTAAAATAATTAGCACAGGATTAACAAAAGATTTATATTGTTCAACTAAATGTGAAGAAAAATGAAAACAAAAATGCAAAGGATTGAAAATGTTATAAAATACTACTACGATAGAGGTACAAATAAAGAAAAATTAAACGAGATTAAAAGAAAACTATTAAAAAATGAAAAAACCTTGTCCGCCAAAAAGTGATTGCTGGTGCATAGAACATCCAAGACACAAAGATTGCGTTCCAGATTTACCACTTTATAGCGCTATTTTTGGAATGATAATAATAATTTTAATAATAATTAAAACTTATAAGAAATGCGAATAGTATTTATAACGATTTTAATAGCGACAGTCGGAGTTATAATGTTTCATTTAGGTATGAAAAATCATAAACATTTGGATAAAACAATAGTATTAACAACAAAAGGAATTAAACCAAGCGAGGGGGATTTATTAAGGGTGCAGTATGTTAGTAATGATTCAGTATATTTGTGCATCATAGACTAACTTTAGTCCCAAATTTAAACAATATTAGGGACAGAATTAAAAACTATAATACGGCACTAAATTAAAAAAAGTGCCAATAATGCATAAATTATGATAGAATTTGCAACAGGAATTACAATAGGTTTCTTTATAGGGGTTTTTTTAATGTTAGTAGCTTATATTTTAAAAAATAATAAGTATATTTGATGCATTATGATTGAAAAGTTAGCACAACATCACGAGGACTGGGTAAAGTTTGCATTAAAGATTTGCGGAAACCGTGATGACGCTAACGACTTGGTACAAGAAATGTATTTAAAAATGCATACGTTAAAGAAGTAAACCATTCTTATATTTATTGCGTTATAAAGAATATATTCTTGGATCGATACCGAAAAAATAAAGTAAAAGAAAAAACTGTTTATTACCAAGAAGAATACACCGAACAAAACGAGGAGATTGATTTTACCGCAGCTTATGAAGAATCTTTAAAAGAACTTAAAAGTTATAAGCAATTGATTGTTAATTTTTCCACTAAAGATGGAGTTAATAATTTTGCAAGGCAAAGCGGAATATCTAAAGCCACAATAATCAGGATCAGAAACGAATTTAAAACAATACTATGTCAAAAAGTAAAGGAATTGGAGATTCAATCGCAAAACTAACTGAAGCAGTCGGGATAAAACCGTGCGTTGGTTGTGAGAAACGAAAAAACATTTTGAATAAACTATTCCCATTTAAACAAGTTAACGCTTTAAATAGTACGCAAATTAAGTTAGTTGCAAAGTTAGATAGTTTATCAGATATGGAACTAATAAAAATTTATAATGATTCTTTTAATACCAATTTAACTATTGATACGTTTAATATAAATATACGCAAAGCAGTTATAAATGATTTAAAAGTACTTTGCGATAATTCTAAATAAACAAATGAATAATCAATTTTTTTCAATATGGCATTAGGTGGAAAAAGAGAAGGAGCAGGAAGAAAAAGTAAAGCAGAAGAACAAAATTTAATTGAGAAGCTGAGTCCATTAGAGGATTCGGCTTTTCACGCTTTAAGATACGCAATTGAAGATGGTAAAGATTGGGCGGTTAAAATGTTTTTTGAATATTATTTTGGTAAACCTAAACAACAAACCGATATAACTTCAATGGGAGAAAAAATCCAAAACGTTATTAATTTAGGTGCAGGAATAAATCCCGATGAAACTATTAGTTAAACAAGAACACGCTACATTTTATTTAAACGATAGTATTACCGAGGAGGTTCTTTATGGTGGTGCTGCTGGAGGCGGTAAATCCGCCTTTGGTTGTTTATGGTTAATTCATAATTGCCAAAAATATCCAGGTAGTAGGTGGTTAATGGGTAGAGCAAAATTAAAAACATTAAAAGAAACTACTTTAAATTCTTTTTTTGAATTAGCAAGTAAATTAGATATAGGAAACGAATTTAATTACAACGCACAATCAAATATAATTTACTTTCATAATGGTAGCGAAATAATTTTAAAAGATTTATTTTTATATCCTTCAGACCCTAACTATGATAGTTTAGGTTCATTAGAAATTACAGGAGCGTTTATAGATGAGTGCAATCAGATAGTTTATAAAGCGTGGCAAATTGTAAAGTCAAGGATTAGATATAAATTAACTGAATTTGATTTAATGCCAAAAATGTTAGGTACTTTAAATCCTGCAAAAAATTGGACTTATAAAGAGTTTTACCAACCTTCAAAAAATGGAACTTTAAAACCTTATAGAAAGTTCATACAAGCATTGCCACAAGATAATCCACACTTACATCCAAGCTATTTAAAATCATTATTGCAATTAGACAACAATGCAAGACAAAGACTTTATTATGGTAATTGGGAATATGATGACGATCCAAGTACGTTAATTGATATGGATGCTATTACAGACTATTTTAATCCAATACATTTAAACGAAAACGGCAAACATTATTTAACTATTGACGTTGCTCGTAAAGGTAAGGATACAACCGTTTTTAGGGTTTGGAATGAATGGAAGTGTATTGACGTGAAAGTATTTGCTAAAAACACAATTGTAGAAGCTTTTGAGGAGGCTCGAAAATTACAGGCAAAATATATTATTCCAAATAGTCAAACTATTGCCGATGAAGATGGAGTAGGTGGTGGACTTGTAGATATGTTAAGATGTGAAGGTTTTGTAAATAATAGCCGAGCATTAAAGGGAGAAAACTATGAAAATTTAAAAAGCCAATGTAGTATTTTAATGGCTAAAAAAATACAAAATAGAGAAGCTGGAGAACAAAATAATAATTCTTTAATTCGTGATTTGGTTAGCGAAGAAATGGAGCAAATAAAACAAAAAGAAATTGATAAGGATACTCGATTAGGTATTATATCTAAAGATACTATTAAAGCAAATATTGGACGTTCTCCCGATCATTGGGATAGTATTATGATGAGGTATTACTTTGAATTAAAGAAAAAGAATCAAACCATTTTAGGATAAAAACGTTATATAATTATGAAGATTAAAATACCCACATCATTAAGCGATATAAGATTAGAACAATTTTTATTGTTTCAAAAAGTTATTAAAGAAAACCAAAGTGATTCATTTGTTTCTTTAGCAATGGTTAGCATCTTTTGCGATATTTCAGTACCTGATGCACAAAATATAGAATTGAAAGATTTTAACGAGATAGTATTACAAATAAGCGAAGTATTAAAACAACAACCAAGATTTATACAGCGTTTTATTTATAATGGCAAAGAATATGGTTTTATTCCTAATTTAGACGACATTCCTGCTGGAGAGTACATCGATTTGGAAACATATTTAAAGAGCGAAGAAACATATTCTAAAGCGATGAATGTTTTATACAGACCTATTGCCAATAAAATGAAAAACCTTTATAATATAGAGGATTATAAAGGAGAGCACACCGATTTTAATAAACTAAATTTAGAAATTGTTTTAGGTTCTATGCTTTTTTTTTGGAATTTAAGCAGCGAATTGTTGATATCTATGAAGGATTATTTAGCACAACCGAAAAACAAGATACTTTTGGAAACAGCTTTAGCGCAAAATGGAGTTGGTATCAATCAATTTTTACCGTTAGTAACGGAAATATCTTCGATTTTGAAAGAGCGACTAAATTACGACTACACGAGTTTCTAATGTTTTTAGAGTTTAAAGTCGATTTGGCAAATGAAAGTAACAAACAGATAAAGAAATATGAATAGTTTTTATAAAGTTATCAATTATTTAAAGACACAACTCGAAAACGATATTGATGTTAATACCATAGTACACGGAGAAGCACCTGAAAATAAAAAGGATCTTTTTCCAATGGCTCATTTAATGGTAACTAATGGTTCTTTCGGTCAAGGTACTTCTATATTTAATTTTACGGTTCAGGTCTTAGATATTCGCAACGTTTCAAAGAAAATGAGTACAGATAAGTTTCTAAAAAATGATAATGAACTCGATAACCTTAATACTTGTTTCGCTGTCTTAAATCGATTAATAATGGATTTGAAATTACAAAGAAACAATTTAGATATTGAACTTTTAAACGAGCCAAGTCTATTGCCAGTGATTTATGAGTTTAAAGATACGTTAGATGGTTGGACGGTTGACTTACAATTGTCAATAACAAATGAGGTTACGGTATGTTAGATAAAAAAGAAACGTTAACAACCTTACAAGCATTTAATACTTTTGTAATTAAAGAAGCACGTGAGAACCTTTTAAAGGGTGGAAAGTATGGTACAAATAACGTTACTAAAAAATTAACAGACTCTTTAAAAGCTACATCAAAAGTAAACCCGAATTCCATTGAGAACTATATCGAGATGGCAGATCACGGTAAATTTTTAGATTTAGGAGTTAAAGGTAAATTCAGCAGCCAACGTGCGCCAAATAGTCCTTTTAAGTTTGGAAGCGGTACAGGTAAGCCTGGAGGATTAACGGAGGGTATTAGAGGTTGGGTAAAAGCAAGAAGATTCCAATTTAGACAAAGGAAAGCAGATGGAACTTCTACAGGTAAATTTATGAGTTATGAACAAACCGCACAATTAATAATACGGTCAATTTGGACTAAAGGAACAAAGCCGACAAGATTTTTTAGCAAACCTTTTGAAGATGGTTTTAAGAAATTACCTGACGAATTAGTAAAATCATATGGATTAGACGTAGAATCATTTTTAAAATTTACATTAAAAGAATAATGGGACAAAAAATAACATTTACTTTTCCGACAAGTACAATTACAGGGTACAACCAAAGAAACTTTAGACTTAAAAAAGACGGTGTAACATTATTTGAAAAGATAGTGATTTTTACTCCTACAGTTGAATATGGAACTGATCCTTATCTTTTAACTTTACCAAATCAGGATTCTCCTGCTAATAACGAAATAGTAAAGGGCGCAAATATTAACAATTTTGCGAATAATTTTAAATTATGGCTAACATATCAACTCGCAGTTGAAACTTATTTTTTTAATAACTTTTATTACGAGGTTTCAATAGTTGGAAATGTAGTTGAGTTAATTTGGGGAAGTAATAGTAGCACGGACACTTTTGAGTTTGTTAATTTTCCAGACCAAACACCGCATACATCAGCTTGGCTAACTTATACAACCGAAGCTTATACAATACCTGCTTTAATAGTTCCTGAAGTATTAGACGAACAAATAATACTTTCAAGAAGTCCGTATCATTTTAAACTAACTCCTGGTATTACATTCGACGAAATTACAGCCGAAGTATTTATATATCGAGGTCATAAAATAGACGATAGACCTGCTGTTTCTAATTATAATTTAAGCAAGTCAGTTGTTCAAGTTGGTCAAGGTGCTATTAATTTTGATATTCATAAATTGGTTAATGATTACGTAAAAAGTAATTACAACGGTATAGGAATAGACGGAGCGTTCACTACTTCATTATTAGATAGCGTTTGGGTTTATATCGATGCAAAGATTTATTTAGCAGGTGCGGAACAATACCAAGCAAATCAAACAGTATTAGCTGTAGATGGTTTTAAATATCATACCGAAGTAGATAGCTTATCGACTATAGAATTTCAGCAAAATATTTTGAGTAATATTACAAATCATATTATTTACAACGATAGCGACTACCCTTTATATTTTATTACTGAAGGTTTAACAACGATTACTGCAAATGGTATTAACGTACCGTTTACATTTAGTCAAGACTACTCTAACCAAAAAATAGGTTATATTAATGTAGCTAATTATATAGATGGTTCTACTTCTTTTGATGTGGTTTTTGCTTATGGTTTTGGAGATGTTACTTATGACCATAAATTTACAGTTAAAGACGAATGTAAATTCCCTTTAATGAATTGCATTTTTAAAAATAAGTTTGGGTTTTGGCAAACAATTCCGTTTAATAAATTAAGCAAAAAGACTCAAGACTTTACTAACGAAAGTTATAACGGTTTAATTTCTAATTATGGCAGTTACGCCTTAAATAAACACGTTAAACAAACATATAATGTAAACGGAAAAGAAAAGGTTACTGTAAATACTGATTTTATACCTGAAAATTATAATGCATTATTTACCGAGTTAATGTTAAGTGAGTTTATTTATCTTGAAGAAAACGGAACAGTATTACCAGTTAATTTGCTAAAAAATACATTTGAAAAGAAAACTAAATTAAATAATAAATTGATCCAATACTCGATGGACTTCGAATATAGCTTTAACCTTTTAAACGATATATTGTAATGGACATAGCTTTATATATTTCAGATGTAGCTGAAGTAAACTATCAAAGATTAGATTTATTTAAAGATGAAGATATAAGTATTAATCTAACATCAAAAAATATATCTGATATTTCGAAAGTCTTTGCCGAATTTACACAAGGGTTTTCCGTTCCTGCAACTCCTGCTAATAATGCTATATTTTCGCATTGGTACGATGCAACTGTAGATGGTTTATTCAATGCAAATAAAAGGGTATTATCATATATTGAAATAAATACTTTGCCGTTTAAATATGGTGTTATTCAATTAGAAAGTTGCAAGTTAAAAGGCGGTCAAATTTCTTCTTATGAATTAACCTTTTTTAATAAGGTAGTTAATTTATCGGATTCAATGGGCGATCTTGAGTTAAAAGATTTGGACTTAACAGCGTTCGACCATTCTTATAACGAAACAGACGTTACAGATGCTATGTATAGCGATTCGATTCATAATGGGGATATTTATTACCCTATGATTACAAGCACAAAAGATATTAATTATGGCGATGGCACAGACAACGATATAATTGATTCGGGTAATACAATTAAATTTACAGACTTTAAACCTGCTATAAGATTAATTAGAATTATAGAAGCAATTGAAAACGATTTAAACGTAACTTTTTCACGTGATTTTTTCGGTCGTTCTGTTTTCCATAATCTTTTTTTATGGTTGCATAAAGATGCTAAAGAAGTAGACAACGCAGGGCAAAAACAAAGAGTAAATTTAGATTCAAAAGGTAATTTAGAAGATATAGCAGGGGTTACAGTTGATTTAACAGAAGATTCTATAATATGCAATGATTCTTATTTTTCTGAATTGTACATATCTATAGTGCCTTTAGCAGGTTTTGAAAATGTACCTTATACTGTAGAACGTTATTTAAACGAAGAACCTTGGAGCAAAACACCTGAAAAAAAAGGCACCTCAATAAATTATTTTAGAACCGATAACGATACAAACAAACATAGTTTTTATGTAAATGTTACTCAAGAATTTCAATTTAATGGAAGTATTGGTATTAATTATTATTTAGCACCTGGAGGAGTACCTTATAATAAATTTGCAAATTTACCAAGTCAAACTATAGTAGGTAATATTTCTATTTCTAACAATATGCCGACGTTAAAACTAAAGGACTTTTTCGGTAGTTTGATAAACCAATTTAACCTTATAATAGTTCCAACAAGTGCAAATGGTTATTATATCGATACGTTAGACAATTGGTATTCTAAAGGCGATACATTCGACATAACGCACTTAATAGACATTGACGATATCACAATTAAAAAGCCTGATATTAAAAAGCTAATCGAGTTTAAATATAAAGAAGCAGGAGCAATTTTAGGTAAACAATATTTAGATACTAACGGAATTGGCTACGGAGATTTAAAAGCTAAATATGATGATGTTGCTGGAAGTGATTTAAAAATAGAAAGCCAATTTGAAAATTTAAACTTTGAAAGTTTACAAAATGTTACAGTAATTCCAAACGCTCCAAGTAATTTTCATTTAGGTTCGTCTATTGATTCAAAATTAGAGCCGTATAGCGGTAAGCCTTATATGTTTTATAAGAATGGATTAGTGACTTTAACCGATCCTATTTACATTGACGGAATTTCTTTAAGTAGCGTATTTCTAACAGCAACGGAAGACAATGCAGACTTTAACCAAATAACAAACAGTTTAAATTTCGGTGCTGAAGTATCGACATACTTTTTAACAATTGTTGAAAATTCATTATATAAGAACTTTTGGAAAACTTATGTGGATGACTTATACAATCCAAAAACAAGGGTATTAAATTTAAAATGTAAATTACCAATATCAATTTTAAGTCGTTTATCTTTAAACGATAAATTGATAATCAATAAAAATAAATACAAAATATCTAATTTAAAAGTAAACTTAATTAATTCCGATGCAGACCTTGAGATTTTTACTGATTATTCTTTGCCAGCTGACACTATTGCTAATGAAATTCCTTTAACTGTAGATAGAACTGATATAACCGTAGATGCTGATAACTTAACAGTTGACAGAATAAGCACTTACGACGCTTTATATTCGTTTATAGTTAACGGAATAAGCCGAACAACTTATACGAGTACAAACGCTAAAGAATTTTTTGAAGTAAAAGTAAATGCCAATACCAATTGGTCGGTAGTTAAAATAGATACAGGCGATGGGGTTTCGTGGTTTAATTGTGATAAAAATATTGGCGATAAGTCAGAATATACAATGGTTACTGTAAATGCAAATGCAGGAGCATCCAGAACGGGAACTTTACGTTATATTATAGGAGGGGTTAATTTTGACTTAATAATTACACAATGATAAAAGCGGTTTTAGAATTATTACAATTGCACGAGTGGTTAAATTGTAGCGAAAATATAGATATTGCAAAGGGTAAATACGAACTACCGAAAACATTTAAAAAAGCAACTAAAAAAATAAAAAGAGAATGGCAATCGAAAAGGTAGTTAATGTAAAAGTAGTTGACAACGTAGAGGCAACGACTAAAAATGTAGCCAATCTTAAAACGCAATTAAGACAAGCGCAAAATGAGGTTAATGAATTAAGTGCAAAATTCGGAGCAACTTCTAAAGAAGCAGTCGAAGCGGCAAAGAGAGCAGCCGAGTTAAAAGATGCTATTGGCGATGCAAAAAGTTTGACCGATGCCTTTAACCCTGATGCTAAATTTAAAGCACTTACTTCAACGCTTGGAGGTGTAGCAGGTGGATTTGCAGCCGTTCAAGGTGCAGTTGGTTTATTAGGTTCAGAAAGTCAAAACGTAGAGAAAGCTATTTTAAAAGTTCAGTCAGCAATGGCTATTTCGCAAGGGATTCAATCCGTTGGAGAAAGTATAGACTCTTTTAAACAATTAGGCGCAACTATAAAAGATACTGCTATATTTCAAAAAGCATTAGCCGCAGCAACCGCAATACAAACCTTTGTAATGAACGGAGCAACTTTAGCGGCTAAAGCTTTAAGAGGTGCTTTAATTAGTACGGGTATCGGAGCGTTAATTGTTGGTATTGGTTTATTGATTGAAAACTTTGATAAATTAAAATCAATTATTTTTGGAGGTGCAAGTAATGCTGAAATTTTAAATAATAAACTAAAAGAAACAATTTCTTTAAATGACGAATTGGTTTCTCAAAATGAAAGGAGTTTAAAGTTATTAGAAGCGCAAGGAGCAAATGAAGAAAAACTTTTTGCAACAAGACAACAAAACTTAAATAGAGAAATAAATCTAATTTTAGGTAAAATGGATGCTATTGATGAGGTTTATAAAGCCGAATTAAAAGCAGGTGATATGACTAACGAACGTAAAAAAGAGTTAGAAGATCAATATAATGATTTTAAAAAACAAGCAGCTGATAAAAGGACTGAATATGATATAAATAAAAATGCTCAAGTAGTTAAAGAGGTTAATGATTCTTTAAACGAACAAATTAAAAGAGAAGATGAGATACAAGCTTCTAAAGATAAGAAGGAAGAAATAGCTAAAGAAAAAGCTAAAAGATTAAGAGAAGAAGCTCAAGAAATTGCTAAAAATGCTAAAAAAGCAAATGATGAAATTAGAAAAACTGAATTAGAAAGATTAACCGAACAATATAATTTAGAGCGTTCTATTTTAGAAAAACAAAAATTAAGCACGTTAGAATTAGAGATTAAATTTCTAAACGATAAAAACGAACTTAATCTTAAACAGCAAGAAATTGAACAAAAGTTAAGAGATGAGAAAATAGAATCGGATAAAAAAGCCGAGCAAGATTATTGGTTTGGTCAAGCAGATGCAGCAATGCAAAATGATGCTTTAAATAAAGAATTAGCAGACAAAGAAATAGAAAGACAAAAAGCCGTTTCCGATGCTAAAATAGATTTGGCTAAAAACACTTTGAATTTAGTAGCTGAAATAGCAGGAGAGGGAAGCGATATTGCTAAAGGCGTAGCAGTTGCACAAGCTACTATTTCAGGAATAGAAGGAACGCAAAACGCATTTACAACTGCAAGTAAATCGCCTATTACAACTTTATTTCCTGCATACCCTTTTATACAAGCAGGTTTAGCGGGTGCGTTTTCAGCTTTGCAAATTAGAAAAATAATGAGTACACCGAAATCAGGCGGAGGAGGTTCAGCAGTAGGAGGCGGAGGATCAGCACCAGCACCGCCACAATTTAACATAGTAGGGCAAAGCGGTACTAACCAATTAGCGCAAACAATAGCAGGACAACAAAATAAACCAATAGAAGCTTTTGTAGTTAGTTCAGCAGTAACAACAAGCCAAGCACTTGACAGAAATAGAGTAAAAACAGCTACTTTCGGTGGCTAAATTAAAAAACCCTCGTTAGTTATTAGCGAGGGTTTTATTTTTATATTTTTTTAATTCTATTTAGAAATTCATCATAACTTTCATTTATATCATAATCAACATTATTATTAAGAAAAATTCTTGTTTTATTTATATCTAAATATCTAAAAGCGTTTAAACGTTCTATTCTAAAACTATATTTACATCCATTTATTAAAGTTACCTCTATAAAGTTTAAATCCATTTTTTTAATTTTATAATTATCTTAAGTATATTTTAAATTGTTCTAAAAATTTTATCAATTGTTGTATTTCAAATATTTCTTGCGCTAATGGCTTACAAATAATATTTAAATCCATTTTTTTTAATTCTATTTCTTTTATTAAAGGTTGTAAATAATTTATTCTTCTTGTTAGTTTATCATACCAAAAAAATAAATCTATTTCGTCAAATGTTTTGTAATTATTTAAAATTAAATACCTCTCGTTACTTTTTATTTCTTCCATTTTTTTTGCTTGTTTTGTTTAAACAAATATAATATAAATTTTACTTATTGATACCAAAAAAAATAAATTTCGTTAAACAATTAAATAAAAGTAATTATGGGAAGTATTAAAGGGATTAAATTTGAGTTGGCTTTGATTGATGATTTAGCAAAAGCTAATGATTCTATGGTTACAGCTTTAAAAAGTGCTGATTCTTCTTGGAAAGAATACCAAGATTATTTATCTAAAGCAAGCACACCATACAAAAAAATGATTTTAAATTATAATAATTTAGACAAAGCTACTTCTCCTATTTTTGGACTACTAGATAAAGTAGATAAATCTTCTAAAGAATTAGGAATTGACCCTAAATCAATTAACGGATATTCAGCTTTAAAACAAAATCAAAATACAGCTAAAGAAATTTTCGATACTATTAGCTCTTTTAAAGAACCAAGTACTTTTCAATAAATGGAAACTTACACCGTAATATTTAAAAAAGAAGAAACCGAAGGAGTATTCGGTATTTCATTAGTTGAAAGTCCTGCAATGGAATCTAATTTTATAGCATTAAGCGAACAAAAGGAAATTCAATTAAAAGCTATTGACAATGAAAAAAGGATTCTTTTAGGTGCGGTATTAATTCCAAATAAACCAATTTACCGTAACCAAAACGGTAAAGAGTTTAACATCGTTTTTCCTGCTGAAACTATTCGTTTATCAATGGAAAACTTTTTTGAACAAGGTTATCAAAACGCTTCTACTTTAGAACACGATGAGAAACAAAAACTTAAGGATGTTACTTTTGTTGAATCTTGGATCAAAGAAGATGAGGTAAACGATAAGTCTGTTAAATACGGAATGAACGAGCCAGTTGGAACTTGGTTCGCTTCAATGAAAGTAAATAACGATGAGATTTGGAATGACTTTGTAAAGACAGGCAAAGTAAAAGGATTTAGCATAGATGGATTCTTTGATTTAGAACGTATTAATTTAAAAACCGAGAATATGAATGTAGATTTAATTTTGTCCGCTATAAAGGATGGTTTCGCCTCTCTAATTAAGAAAGAAGAAATTGTACTTGGTAGCGTTATGACTCAAGACCAATCTTTGACGATTGACTTTGAGGGCGATACTTTAGCAGTAGGAATGCCGCTAACTATCCAAAATGAGAACGGAGATATTATGCCATTACCTGACGGTGAGTACATCCTTGAAAATGGTATGACTTTAACCGTTGCAGGTGGTTTAGTTTCTGAATTGTCAGAAGCAAAAGCTGAAGAAGCTGAAGAAGAACTTCCTGCTGAAATGGAAAAAGAAACTCCAAGCGGTGTAAAAAGTGAAAAACACACGCAAGAAATTTTTTACCAATTAGCAAAAGAATTTGGAACTCAATTGGAAGCTATGAAAGCTGAATTGAAAGCTGATTTTACTGCAAAATTAGAAGAACAAAAAGAAATCGTTTCATTAACAAAAAACAAACCAGCTAAAGAAAAATCATTTGAAGAAATGACAGCTTTAGAAAAATTTAGACTAACAAAAAATAAATAAAAATTATGGCAATTACTTACAATTCAGTTAACTACAGAGGAAAGGCAGCAGAGCCAATCGTAGAAGAATTATTATTTGAAAATAACACTATTGCAAAAGCTTTAGTTACATTTGAAGAAGATGTTAAGGCAGAAACTATTTTTACAGAGGCTACTGCAACTGCAACTTTACAAGCTTATACTTCAGGAGTTCCAACTTCAGCAGGTTCTTTAACTGCTTTTGATGTAGCGGTTACTCCAACAAAAGTTCAATTTTATCAAGAGTTTGACCCTAACACTTTGAGATTCTCACGTTTTAAAAGAGATATGAAGCCAGGTGCTTGGGAAATTATGTCAAGCGAATTTGAACAACTTGTTATCGGTGGTTTATACGCTAAACAAATTTCTAACGCTTTTGAAAATGAATTTTGGAATGGTGCTACTTCAGCAACTAAAACGGCTGTAGCTGCTTTGACTGCAGGAACTGCTAATACTTCAGTAGGTGCTGCTGAAAAAACTAAAGTTGCTGCTTTGACTACAAGTCAAGTAGATGGTATTTTAGTGAAAATGATTTATAACGACTCTAACGCTTCAGCTACTGCAGGAGTAGGAACTCGTGTAAAGGTTGCAGGTACTACTTTAACTGCATCTGTTTTAAAAGCTGAATTCGACAAAGTTTACGCAGCTATTCCTGCTGTAGCTTTGAATGGTACTGAAAAACCAATCATTTACGCTCCTAAATCAGTTAAACAAATGATTGCTCAAGCAAACAATGTAACAACTGACTACACTAAACCATTTGACGCAGACGCAGCTTACGAGAATATTTACTTTAACGGTTTGAAAGTAGAATTCGTTCCACTTCCTGAAAACGTTTTGATCGCTGCTTTAAAATCTCATTTGATTTGGGCTACAGATTTAGCTTCAGATGTTAATGTTATGCAGTTAGACAAGATTGCTTTGAACAGAGAAGATATGTTCCTTAAAAACAATATGACTTTAGCCGCTCACGTTGTTAATCAAAAATTCAACGTTCTTTACGTAGGATAGTCAATAACTTAAACCGCTCATTAATTTGGGCGGTTTTTAATAAAATATATAAATATGGCTTGTGATATATTAAAAGGTCGGACTTTACCGTGTAAAGATTCGAGAACGGGAATTAGATTTGTAGATTTTGGACTTTATACAGGCGATACTTATACGGTATCCGCTCAAGAAATTGCTTCTTTACCTGCTGGATTAACAGAGGTTTTTCGTTATGAGGTAAAAGGTGCGGGTAATTCATTAATTGAAACTGCAACCGTAAACAACGATAATAGAACTATTGAAATTGTTCAGGCTTTAGCTTTGAATTTAGCTAAATTAGGCAAAGAAACTGAAGTGGAATTGCAATCTTTACTTTATGGTAGAGTAGTAGCTTTTATCCACGATTATAACGGAAATGTAAAAGCTGTAGGTATTGATTCAGGACTTGAAGCAACTACAGGAGTTATGAGTACAGAAGCGAGCGGATATACTTTAGCTTTAGAAGCGAGAGATAATAACTTTGCACCGTTTCTTTCAAGTGCAGCCAAAACAGCTTTATTAGCTTTAGTTTCGGCACAAGTAGTTACTGCATAATATTTTTTTCATAGTGTTTTTGTTTTAAAGCGTATCTTAATCGGTACGCTTTTTTATTTGATACCAAACAATAAAAAAAACGTTTAATAGTTATGAAGATATTTGATCCAACCGATACAACGCACACACTACAAATTATACCACGTGAATACGTGAGTAATGCGACAATGGTTTTAAGGAATGAATTAAGACAAACCGAAACAACTCATAACCTTACTTGTACTAATGTAAACGGATATTTAACCGCTAATTTTACGCATACTTTTTCTGAAGGTCAAAATTTTGAGTTTGAGGTTTATGATACTAATGACAACTTACTTTACAGAGGTAAAGCTTACGCAACTACAAACATATGAGTATAGAGATTTTACAATTAGCAAACTATGTAAGACCTGAAATAAAAGAAAGTGCTTCGAAAGACTTTGTTTTAAATGGTGATAAAAATAGTTTTTACCAAGAGATTATTGATAGGTATAACGGTAGCGCAACCAACAGAGCCATTATAGATGCTTATGCACAATATATTTACGGCAAAGGTTTAACTTCAAATCAAAAAAGCACAAAGGCTATCCAATTTGCGGACATTTTAAGAATACTGTCTAAAAAAGATTTAAAGAACGTTTGCCAGGATTATTCATTATTTGGAGAAGCAAGTATCGAGATAATTTTTAAAGGCGGTAATGTAATGCAAATTAAGCACACGCCAAAAAATTGTATTGTACCTAATAAAATGGATGAGAATGGCGATATAAAAAGCTATTGGTATTCAAGAGATTTTTCACAACCAAGAAAATACGAGCCTATTCAAATTCCTGCCTTTGGTTTTGATACAATTAAAAACGGTTCAGCAATTTATATAATTTCAGACTATCAGGTAGGCAAAACTTATTTTAGTGATCCGACTTACTTGAGTGGAATGCCATATGCTGTTTTTGAAGAAGAATACTCTAATTTTGTTGTTAACCATATTAAAAACGGTTTATCGTTTGGTCATATTATTAATTTTAACGATGGAGCTGACAAAACAGAAGAACAAAAGAAAGCTATATTCGATTCATTTAGACAAAATTTAGCAGGTAGCACTAATGCAGGTAAATTCGTTTTAGCTTATAACGATAACAAAGAAAATAGCGTTACTATTGAAGCGTTAACTGTAAGTGATGCGCATAAGCAATACGAGTTTTTAACTGCTGATGCAATGCAAAAAATAATGTTATCGCATAGGGTAACTTCGCCTATTCTTTTTGGTATTAAAGATGCTACAGGATTTGGAAATAATGCAGACGAAATGCAAGTGGCATTTGACGAATTGATGTTAAATGTTATACAGCCAAAACAGGAAGTAATTTTAGATGCTTTAATGTTTGTTTTAAATCAAAACGGTTTTAATATTGATTTAGATTTTATTCCATTAAGACCTAAAACAACAAGCGAACAGCCTACGCAATTAGCAAAGCAAGATTTACACGAACATACAGACGATATTTTAGCGGATGAGTTATTAGGATTAGGCGAAGAATTAGACGAGAACGAATGGGAACTATTAGATTCACGAGAATATAGAATCGATGACCCAATTTCAGAAACTTCTTTTAAATTAGCTTACGCTCCTTCTAATTTTCCAATGAAAGATAGCGAACAAGATACTTCTATTTTTAAAATACGTTATTCTTATTCAGGTAATATAAATCCTGAAAGAGAATTTTGTCGTAAAATGGTGCAATCTAAATTAATTTATCGTAAAGAAGATATAGTTTCAGCAAGTAAGAAAGCAGTTAACAAAGGATTAGGTCCGAGAGGTGCTAATACTTACGACTTATTTTTATTTAAAGGTGGGGTAAATTGTAAGCACTTTTGGATGAGAAACATTTATATTAAAAAGAATAACGATAAAATAACGGCTAAAAAAGCAAGAGAATTATTAAATGCTTTAGACCCTTCTTTGCGTAAAGAAGCTAACTTCGAGCAAAACGACGTAAGAGTAGCACAAATAGCTTCGCCTTCCAATAACTATTGGTCATTAGACCCAAACTACCGTAAATAATGGAAACAATTTTATTAAACGATAACGAGATAACAGAAAGCACTTTATTAGGTGGGAACATTGATGTAGACAGGTACAAGTTTTGTATTATAGACGCTCAAATTTCAAAGTTAGAAGAATGTTTAGGCGAAACTTTATATGAGAAGATTAAAACAGACTTTGAAAACGATGATTTGGCGGGTAATTATTTGACTTTACATACAAAGTATATTAAACCTTTTTTAATTCATCAAAGCGCATTAGAATACCTTAAAATCGGAGCGTACCACGTTAGCAACGGTGGAATATATAAACATACACCAAGCAACGGAACAGCAATAGAAAAAAATGAGGTGGATTTTTTAGTTGAAAACCAAAGGTCTAAAGCTGAAATGTACTTACAAAGAATGGAAAAATGGTTAGCAGTTAATACAATACCCGAATATTATTCTTATGTATCGGGAACTGTAACACCTGCAAGAAAGTCAAGTATTGGTAATTGGTATTATGACGGTATGGACTACACAAACAAACGAAACAAAAGCGATAATGACAACGACATTGACTTCGGATACTGGTAAAAAAGAGCGTGAAGCTAAAAAAACGATTGAGAAACTACAAATCTATTTAAAGAAAAATGAGTCAACAAATAATAAACGTAGGAGCGACCGCTAACGATGGAACAGGAGATACTTTAAGACTATCGCAACAAAAAGCAAATCAAAATTTTACCGAGTTATACGGTAGTAAATTAGATTCAGTTGTTGCGGGTACAAATATAACTATAGACGATACTGATCCTTTAAATCCAATTATTTCAAGTAGTGGTGGTGGTGGAGGTTCGCAAACTTTAGCCGATACTTTAATATTAGGCAATACTACCGATGGCGAAAATATATCTATTTCAAGTGGAGATTCTATAATATTAGATAATGGCTCTTTACTTAGAAAAGGCACAATTGACGCAGGTTATGGAGGGGCAAACGGTATAGCTCAAATTTGTTCTGTAGGTTACGAGTTGAAGTGGGAAGCGGGTAGACTTTACGTAATGGGCGATGGAGGTACAACAATAAGAGAAGTATCTCACAATTTTACAACAACTCCTGCAGCTACAGATGATACAAGTAAAGGCTTTATAGTTGGTTCACGTTGGATTTTAGACGATGGCGATTTATATGTTTGTACTGACAACACAAGTACGGCTGCCGTTTGGGAATTACAAGTAATTGGAACGCAAAATTTGCAAAATGTTACCGATTTAGGCAGCACAACAACAAACGCTATAAACGTTCAATTAGGCGATGATTATAGTATAGTAAATAAAACCAATGTAACAACTGAAAGCGATGCTACGGGTGCTTATGCATTTATTGAAAATACTGGAAAACTTGGAATAAATAGCGGTGATTTTGAGGGTACAATTCAAGCTAATGATTTAACTGCAAATAATGTTAATTTAGAATTTCCACAAAAAGCTGTCGGAAGTTATACAATTGCTACAACAGTAGACATACCAACAAAAACAAGCGACTTAATAAATGATGGCGACAACGGTACAAGTCATTTCATATCATTAGAAGATTTACCAAGTACACTTACAGTTTATCCTACAACGGTAGCGAGTGGAATTGGCGGTTATAATAAATTAGTTTCTTCAATTACAGACCCTGACTATAATACCACAGCAGTAGACGTAAGTACAGGAGCAATTACAGGAACAGACCAATTAATAGCGGGATTGATAACAGACGAAAACCAAATCATTGGTAATCCCGGTGTATTTAATATAACCACTATCGGTAATATTAGAAAAACAGCTGGTTCAGGTCAAGCGGAATTTTTCTTTAGAGTTTATAAAAGAGATTCAGGCGGAACTGAAACATTAATATTACAGTCTAGTAATACACAGCAAATAACATCGGCTATTTATGCTGAATTTTTTACAAGTGGATTATGGAATGACGGAATTTTTGTTTCAACGGATAGAATTGTAATTAAATTTTACGGTACAAAAGTGGGTAGCGGTTCAAGTCCGACTTATGATTTTCAATTTGGCGGTTCAAATCCCGTAAGAAGTATTATTCCAGTACCTTTAAATGTTATTCCAAGTGGCGGTTCGCCTTTAACACGTGAAGAATTTAGTTATACAAGTTCTCAGGATTTTACATTATCAGGAACGCCAAGTTTTATTTATGCAGTCTTTGTAAATGGTCAGGAGTTAAACAGTTCTCAATATTCATTTATAACTACTACTTTAACTATTGGCGATACTTTGCAAAGTGGCGATAAAATAAACATTCTTTATACACCGACATCGAGCGGATTTTTAGAGTATTACACGAAAGCGGAAACAGATACATTTTTAACAAATAAAGTTTCAACTACAAGAACAATTTCTGTTGATAGTCCATTAACAGGAGGTGGAGATTTAAGCGCAAATAGAACAATATCAATCCCGATGGCTGATGCTGATTATGATGGATATTTAAGTAGTTCTGCATTTAATAATTTTAATGCAAAACAAGACCCTATAACATTAACGACTAATAATTATAGCGGTGTTGCTACTTTTTCAAGCGGAACTTTAAACATTCCTAATTATGAAGGTTTTATACCTAAATTAAGAGGACACGAAACATTTAGAGGTGTAAATTATTCAAATAACTCAACTACTGAAGTAACCAGCGGTGGTATCACAATTGCAACAACTGGTTCGACAATTGCAAGATCTGTTGCATCAACAAATTTTGCATCAAAACAAGTTCGTAAAGGTTTTTATGGTTCTGTTGTTTCAACTGGTCGTTATACAGGAACAAGAGGTTCGGCTTTATTATGGTATTTAGGTGGCGGTTTTAAATACGTTTGCGATGTTTATATTTCAGATACTGCGTTCGGTAGTGGATGCCGTCAATTTTATGGAATGGCAGGGCAAACAACTGATTTAACTTATACTGATTCAGTTTTGGTTTCTTCTTTAACTAATATTATTGGAGTAGGTTCGGATGCTGCTGATACAAATCTACAAGTATTTTATAATGATGCTACAGGAACGGCTACTAAAATTGATTTGGGAGTTAATTTTCCAGCAAATAGAACGGCAGGAGCAGCTTTAACTACGGTTTACTCTATTGAATTATACAATGATTCAGCAAGTACAGAAGTTAAATATTGCGTTAGAAACAAAGAAACAGGAAGTAGTGCAATGGGTACAATTACCACAAACTTACCTTTACATACTCAAGGATTGAATTTCTTTGCTTCTCGTTGTATGGGTGCTGGAGTTACAAATACAGGACAGTTTGATTTATTAACATTAGGCGTTTATTCAATTTAATTATGGAACAGTTTATTTTACAAAGCGAAAACATTATTTTAGACGACAATAAAATTGATGTAAAATTAAAACCTATTAACACAGCAATAGTTAATTATATTGGAACTTCTAAAATTTATGAAAATTTAAGCGATGCAACGGCAGACTTATCAAATTTTATTACAGAAATGACACCTATTTTATATTACAATATGGATTCATCAATAAGAGAAAATTACTATTTATAATGGAAGGAACTAAAAAAATATCGAGAGGTCAATTAGAAATAAATCCAACAGTTCAAACCGTTACAAGTTCGGCAACGGTTACACCAACGAGCGCAAATGATTTAGTTGTTATTACAGCTCAAGCTGCTGGTTTAACAATTGCAAATCCAAGCGGAACTATGGTACAAGGTCAAGCATTAATGATTAGAATTAAAGATAACGGAACGGCTCGAAGTATTGCTTTTGGCACTAATTATAGAGCGTTAGGTATAACACTACCAACTACAACGGTAATAAGTAAGACTTTGTATTTAGGTTGCATATGGAACGCTACTGATACAAAATTTGATATTGTTGGATTAAATCAAGAAGCCTAATGTATTATAGTTTAATTAGTTCGATGAAAAAAGCTTCGGCAAGTGCATTTGATACCGATGCTCAAGCATTTATAACAGCTACAGGAATAACAAATACAACCCAACAAAGCGCAATTAATACTTTAGTTTTAGATTTAAAAAGCTACGGCATATGGACTAAAACAAAAGCTATTTATCCAATGGTTTCAGATGCTTCAACCTCAGCATTAAGAGCCGAACAACATAAATATAATTTAAAAGATCCTCGTGATTTAGATGCTGCTTTTAGATTAACTTTTTTTGGAGGTTGGACTCATTCAAGTACAGGAGCATTACCAAATGGTATAGATTCTGTAGCCAATACATATTTAAATACAGCTACGGTAATAGCTAATGCAAACGATGGTCATTTAAGTTATTATTCAAGGACTAATAATTCTGGAACGAGTCAAATTGAAATGGGTAATAGGGATAATAGTTCTTCTTTTAATTTAGTTATTAAATTTGGAACAAGTATATGTACTGCTGCCATTAATATGTCAGATACCAATACATTTTCCAATACTACAAGTTCATCTGGATTTTATCACGCAAATCAAAATAATACGGCAAATGTCAGAAAAATGTTTAAAAATGGTACTGCTTTAGCTACTCAAACCGTAGCACAAAATTCACAACCAAGTTTGAATATATATATAGGTGCGAGGAATTTTAATAATGTACCAAGTTTTTATTGTAATAGAGAAACAGCATTTGCATCAATTGGAAATGGATTAACTGATACTGAATCGGCTAATTTTTACACAGCCGTACAAGCATTTCAAACAACTTTAGCTAGAAATATTTAATTATGGAAGTATACAAATTAACAACAGAACAAAAAGAAGATTTAATCGGTCAAACTTATGACGGTGTACAATATTTTAACCCAACTTTAGATGCGGATGGCAATTTTTTTATATCTATGGAGGTATATAATAATTGTACAAATGAATCTTTTCAATGGGTTAAAGATTTGCCGTTAATCAATTATAATCCTATAATAAATGAACTTTTTTAAATTTTGCGTTATGACATTACCAATTAAAAGAATAGAGCCGATCACATTTATAGGAATTGCTTTAGCATTTATTGCGCCTATTTACCCATTAATGGCAACCGTTATAACTTTTATTTTAGCTGATGCTTTACTTGAGGTTATAAATTCATTTAAAAACCATCAATTTTGCCCTACTTTTATTAAAAGATTGGTATTAAAATTCCTATCTTATAACATTTGTTTGATAATTATTTACGTTTTAGAGGTTAATTTATTAGGCGAATTCGTTAAAATGATAATAGGAGTACCTTTATTAATTACAAAGGTTATAAGCGTTGGTTTAATATGGTTAGAATTAAACTCAATAGATGAGAACTTTTATAAAATTACAGGTAAAAGATTCGTTACGGAGTTCAAAAAAATGATTATATTTGGCAAAGAAATCAAAAACGAGATAGAAAATGGACAAAATAACGCTTGAAAAAATACAAAAGGCGCATCCTAAAATTAGAGAGGAATTAAGCGTATATTATAGAGAATGTAACAACTTACTTCCTAAACACGTTAGGCTTCGTTTTAGCCACGTTTTTAGAAGTCCACAAGAGCAACACGCACTTTATATACAAAAGCCAAAAGTAACTAACGCTGATTCGTGGCAATCTATCCATAATTACGGATTAGCTTTCGATATTGTTTTATTATACGATAAAAATGGAGATGGCACTTTCGAAACTGCATCTTGGACAATAGATGAGCATTGGGATCGAGTAGTAAATTATTTTAAAAGCAAAGGTTATGAGTGGGGTGGCGATTGGAAATCATTTAAAGATAAACCACATTTTGAAAAGAATTTTGGCTTTGATTGGAAAACGCTTAAAAGTAGATTTGACAAAGGAATAATTATAAATGATAACGGAATTACATACCCTAAAATTTAATAAAGAAATGGAAAAAAAAGATTTGATTAATTTAGCATTAAAAGAAGTGGCTATTAAATATAGCGAAAGTCCAGCAACTACAAACGCTGGAAGGTGGTTGAGGTTAATTGTAAAGTATTTGCCGACTGATTTAATTGTTAAGGCATTTGCGCATAAATTGAGTAGGTAATTTAAAATGGTCGAATTCGACGCCTTTAAAAAAATAGCCGTTAATTAATTTTAGCGGTTTTTTTATACAATAGTTTGTAATTAAATTTAATTACTTATATTTGCATTTAATAATCATAAAAACAAAATGCTATGAATAAAAAACTAAAAGAACTATTTTTAAAATCAGGATTAACAAAAGCCGAGTTTTCCCGAAAGTGCGGAATTAAAAAACAAAATCTTAATCCGTATTTAACGGATCTTTACGAGATGAAATTATCAACTTTTGAAAAAATAAAAAAGCAGTATTATGGAAAATAAAAATATAATTACTTCTAATATTAATAATTTAGATTTATTTTTTAATTATGATGATTTTAAAAATAAAATTGAAAATTTTAAAAATAGAAAAATAAAAGCAAAAGAAATATTTATAATAAAACAAATTGAAAAATCAACTGCATTTAATTTTATATTAAAATTTCATTATTTAAAAGAAGCTAAATTTTTTGCTAAATATTGTTACGGGTTATTTTTAAACGATAATTTAGTTGGATGTTCAACTTTCTCAAATCCTCAAGGAATTGTAGCAATGAAATCTTGGTTTGGATTAGAAAATGACAATCAAGATGTTTTAGAGTTAAGTAGATTATGTGTGTTGCCTATTTTAAACGGAAGTAACGCAACAAGTTATTTGCTTGGTAATTCTATAACAAAATTAAAATCAAAAAAAATAAAAGCTGTAATAACATTAGCCGATGATTCACGCCATGTTGGTTCAATTTACCAAGTATGTAATTTTAAATATTATGGATTGACTGATAAAAAAACAGATTTTTTTACTGCTGATGGTAAAGTAAACCCAAGAGGGCAGACAAAAGATATTCAAGGCGTATGGTTACCAAGAAATAGAAAACATAGATACGCATATATTATTAATAAAAATTTAATATGTTTACTTAAAGAAGAAAAAAGACCAAATATCGAAAATACAAACAATTATGAATGTTGTAACGGAACAAACATAGTTTTAGATAAAAGATTTAATGCGTATTACTCTTGTCCTAAATGTAATTAATAAATTAAATATTATTTTAAAGAATTATTTGCGTAATTAAAAATTATTACTATCTTTGTCAAAACAAAAACAAAACACTATGAAAAACTTCTTTTTAAAATTAGACTATCAAATTAAATTTTGCTACATTTTAGCAATCATTTTTATCTTAAACTTTATTTTTAGAGCATAATGGAAAACAAAATTAAATTTAACGAATGGATGCAAAAGATTAAAAATATCTATTTTGCAGATAACGAACAAATGACTAACGCTTACACTAAAATCAATTAATATGAATAGTTACGATGCTTGGAAGGATGGAAGATTTGATAGTACATCACCAATAAACCAAATTGAAACAGATGCCGAAATAGTTACAGGATACGATACATTATCACAAGCCTACTACAGCGGACACGTTCACGCTTTTTACGATGTTCAAATAGAAATATTAAAAGAATTAGATATCCTTTTAGAAATAGCAAAATTAAACGCATCAGGAACAAAAAGTAGAATTGAAGATTTAATAAATAAATGTAAATAATTATGGCGACTGATTGGAGAAAATACAGAAAAAGCACACATTTAGCAAGTGCAGATTTGGATGCAATGGAAACGGATGGTTTAGCGTTAATATTCCAAATTAAAGAGGTAAAATACGAAACTAATGTAGATGTTTCAGGAACTAAACAAGATGGTATATTTTGTTACTTTATGGAAGCTGTAAAGCCGTTAAAATTAAACAGTACAAACAATAAGATTTTAGCAGGATTTGCCAAACAAGATGGTTTAATTGGTAAAGAGTGCCACGTTATCGAGAATTGGTCAGGAATGAAAATAGAATTGTTTGTAGACCGTAATGTTAAAATGATGGGCGCAATTACCGATGGTATTCGTATCAAACCATTAAGACCAAAAGCAAAGGTAAAAAAGGAATTTACAGAAAGTAATTTTGAGGCAGCATTTAAAGCCAATGCAACTATCGAGCAAATAGAAAAGTCTTATACAATTACTGAAGAAATTAAAAGTAAATATTTAAACTATGGAAAATAACATTGAACAAAGAACTGCTGAATGGCACGAACAACGTAAGGGGCGTTTCACGGCTTCAGAAATTGTTAAACTGATTGGCGTTCGTGGATTAGGCGAAACTGGTAAAAGTTATGCAATTGATAAAGCGATTGAGCAATTATACGGAGAAATGGACGAAACATTTGTTTCTTATGATATGCAAAGAGGTATTGATTTAGAACCGTTAGCCTTTGCTAAATTTGCAGACACAAAAGAATTAGAATTTATTGATGTTAAAACGTGCGGTTTCTTTGAGTTTGGAGAAGATGCTGGAGCAAGTCCTGATGGCTTGGTTGGAGAAGATGCAATTTTAGAAATAAAATGCCCACGTTCAACTACTTTCTTTGAATTAGTAGCTACAAATGAAGTAGACAAAAAGTATTACGCACAGATGCAAATGCAAATGTTGGCTACGGATCGAAATAAAGCCTATTTCTTTAATTATTTAGTTCACGAAGGAAAAGAGTATTGGCACGAAATATTGGTTGAACGTGATGAGGTTATGATTGAATTGATTAAAAACAGAATTTTAGAAGCAACAGAAATAAAAAACGAATTCATTAACAAATTAAATACAAATAAACAATGGTAGTAACAGGTAGAATTTCAGTAAAAAACGAAAATGTAGGAAACGAAAAATTTCAAAAGAGCGAATTAGTAATTGAAACTAACGAGCAGTATCCTCAAAGCATTTTAGTTGAGTTTGGTGGCAATAAAAGCGAATTGGTAAAAGATTATGTAATTGGTCAAGAAGTAGAAATTGAAATCAATTTAAGAGGTCGTAAATGGACTAACGCTGAAGGAATAGACAAGTATTTTAATACTATTTCAGGATGGAAAATTAAAAAACTTTCAGACGTTAAAGAACAACAAGCTGCTGAAGTTGATGCTGACGATTCAGGATTACCATTTTAATATTAATAAAATACCCCCTATTAATTTAGGGGGTTATAAAAACAAAAAACAAAATGAGCAAAAGTAAA